TTTGGAACGGCTTGTCAAATGCCTGACGGTGCATGGGTAGAAAAAAGATAATGAAAAAATTGAATAATTTATTAATAGAATATTTGAGTAGTGTAAATCTAGCAGGTAGAATTGTTTTTGTTGTAGTAACAATTGCTTTTATACTTGCATTTAGTATTTCTACTTTAGCAGGTGAAAAGATTTTGCACAGTAAGATAAAAAATATAGAACCACACGAAGTCGGAGGCCAATATTGTTTTGTGAAGGTCATTATCAAACAAAAAGATGATGAAATCATAAAAGAAGAGGTTTTGGAATGTGCTGACGGTAAAAAAGGACCAGAAACACCAGGTTATTGGGAATTGTTTGCTGAGTTTTATTACCATGACGTATCAGCTCCAGAATATTGCCGATATTATAGTCGGCCAAAACATGTTTTTAAAACACCAGGAAAGACATGTTTACAATTAAACGGTGAATGGGAGATAAGATGATTAAGAATATAATAATTATCTCACTAGTAGCGGTATTGTACTTGGGGCTTAGTTGGGAAGAGGTTTTAGCGTATGTGTACCTAGGGCTTGACAATTTGAGAGAAATAGTATATACTGTACAGAATGAGGTTAAATAATATGATGAAAATAAGTAAAATTGTAGGAGTTGTAGTTGCTGGCTTATTGGTTGCTAACTGTTCTTCTACTTATAAGATGAAATCAGAAAAGGGAAAGACTCTTAACGAAGTGCCAAAATGGTACATGGCTGATTTTAAAGAAAGCAAAGCGTGTGATACGCCTAGGTTTGGTAAAGACAAAGATAAAATGTGTATCTTTGGTGTAGGGACAGCTGTGTCGCCTGATTTACAACTAGCTATTGAAAAAGGTATGATGATTGCGAAAGCAGAATTAGCCGATATAATCAAAGGCGAAATGAATAAATCAAGTAAACAGTTTATAACTGAACTTGGTAAAACACACCAGAAAACTACTGTGTCCGAAGTTGAATCAACTATTGTTAATTTAATTGAGAAGACACCAGTAAGAGGTTATGAGATATTTGCAAAAGATGTAACTATCACAAAGAACAAATATTATAGAGTTTGGATTGGTTTAAGATTACCAATGGGCGAATATAATAAGATGTATAACTTCACAATATCAGAAGCTGTTGACGCTTACAATGTAAAAGAAAAAGCTCAGATAGCATACGAAAACTTAACAGGTAATACAAATGCAGATAAAAATATACAGTAAACAAAACTGCCAATTCTGTACTAAGGCAAAACATATGATAAAATCAATTGGCTTAGACTATGAAGAAAAGATGATGGAGAGTTTTGAATCGCCACAAGCAATGATGGAAGATATTGGTAAACAAGTTAGATCCATGCCACAAATAAAAATTGATGATAAATTAATTGGTGGTTATAATCAACTAGTAGAACACTTTGCTGAACTTGGTAAAGTAAATTATAAAGGCGAAAAAATATAGTGAATGATGAAAATGTTATATTATTTCCACTTGACCGAGTCAAACAAGGAACTAATATAAAACAAGACCCTAAAGAAAATGCCAGAAAATCAGCAAAGATTAAGCATGAAAAGACTAAAGAATTTGTTGAAACACATATAGACGATTTAGCTATGGGATTATTGAGAAAGTTTGTAGATATGGCAATTAAAACTGATAGACAAGAGTTTACAAAGGGTCTTGCTTTATTAATAGATGTTATGAGAGGTATGGTGTATAGAGATTTTAATGTCAAACACCCAGCTCAAACACTTACAGATAAATTGGTCACTGTAAAAGAAACAAGAAATGGACCACAAGCAGAAATTAATTATAATATTGTGAATGATAAAAAATCTAAACCTTTATCAAAAGATATAAGAGAAGAAGTAAAATTCACAAATGAGGGTTGGGAGGACTTTAGTGACTTTGACCCCGATTAAACAAAATTCCACAGGAATCGCCTTTGCAGGTAGTAAAATAGTTAACTTAACGAAGGAGAACAATAATGTTTAACTTTTTATTTAAAACAAAAGGAGAAGATATGAAAGTATCAAAAACTCAAAAGGTATTAAACCTTTTATCTTCAGGTAATGATGTTACTTGGAAAACTCTAAGACAAAAATTTGATCTTAGATCACCGGCTTCAATGATCGGTAAATTAAGAAACCAAGGTCTTATGATTTACACAAATAAATCAAAAGCTGGTGTTTCTTACAGAGTAGGAACTCCGTCAAAAGCTGTAATCGCAGCTGGACAAAGAGCCCTATTTGGTAATACTGCTTACTCAGCATAATTACAAGCATATATATTGGTGGCGAGAAATCGCCACCAACTATTCACACAAGGAAAAACAATGATTAGAGAAGCATTAGTAAAAAAATTACAAGGTGACGTTGCAGTTGCAGAAGCTGATTTAAGAACTTTCTTAGCAAACCCTATTGGTGTTGCCGAACATATTGATTATGTTGAAACAGCAGAAAAGAAAACTGCTAAACTAGCAGAAGCAAAAGATAAGTTAGAAGCTATTACAAATTTATAATGATCTTAGTAGATTTAAACCAAGTATTAATATCAAACTTCATGGCACAGACTAGAGGTCAGCCAGTTGAACCTGATAAAGAAATGTTTAGGCACATGGTAATTAATGCACTAAGAGGTTTTAATATTAAGTTTAAATCAGAATATGGTCAAATGATATTATGCTCAGACGCTGCCAATCCATGGCGTAGAGATATATTTCCTTTATATAAACATAAAAGACGAAAAGGTAGGGACGATTCAGAAACAAATTGGACACAAATATTTGAAGTTATTACTGATATAAAAAATGAATTGATCGAAAACTTTCCATACAAAGTTATGTATATTGAGAATGCCGAGGCAGATGATATTATTGCTACACTTGTTAATAAACAAGAGGAAGATAAGTATTTAATTGTATCAGGTGACAAAGATTTTATTCAGTTACAACATCATGGTAATGTATATCAATATTCTCCTTTACTAAAAGGTTATATTGGTGAACAAGAGGATCCTAAAAAATTCTTACATGAACAAATTATAAAAGGTGATAGAGCTGATGGTATACCAAACATATTAAGTCCTGATAATGTATTTGAACAAGGTATCAGACAGAAACCAATTATGAAAAAGAGATTGGAAGAGTTTAAGAATATTGAAAGAAATGCTACCATAGAAACCGAAATTAAAAGAAACTATGAACGAAATAAAAAATTAATAGATTTATCTATGATACCGGAAAACATCAAAACCGATATTATAAATAAGTATATGTCTTATAAAACAAACGGTAAAGAATTATTATTACCATACTTTATGAAACACAAACTGAAAACATTAATGGAAAACATTGGTGACTTTTAAATAATCGAAACGGAGAAATATGTCAAAAGAAGCAATGCAAAATCCTAACCTTATGAGTCGTAAGGCTATGGAAAGAAATATGTCAACTGCTGGCTCATCAGCTCCCCTTGCAAGCGAAATATTTACAAAGGTCAATAATGCTAAAGATAAACCAAAGAAGATAGCTGTACTAAAAGAAAATGACAGCAAAGGATTAAGAATGTTGTTAAAAGCTGCATTTGATCCTAAGATTGTATTTGATATGCCAGAGGGGTCACCTCCTTACATGCCTAACGAGGCACCGGCAGGTACAGATCATACTTCCTTATTTGCTGAAGCAAAAAGACTTTATATTTTTTGTAAGGGTGGTAGTAACATACCAAAACTAAAAAAAGAAACTCTATACATACAGATGTTAGAGAAACTTCACGCTAAAGACGCTGAGGCGTTATTAGCTATCAAAGATAAGACGTTAAATAAAAAGTATAAAGGTCTAACCGATTCGGTTGTAAAAGAAGCCTTTAACTGGAATGACGATTATTTCACAAAATAGACACTTTAGGGGTGGTCAACTATGACGCACCCCTTTAAAAACTATTGATTTTAAACACTTTTTTCTAAAAGAAAACACTTGCTTTATTGGCCAGATGTGATAGTATATCCATATATTAATAACAAAGGATAAATATATGAGATACATTATTACAGTGGCAACAATACTGACAATATTATGGTCGTTTTTGAGTATGGGCGTGAAGACGGCTAATGCTGACGAGTATAGTAAAGCAGTAATTGGTCACGTTATACAGACAACTGTAAACGGCACTTCAGCCGACACTTCAAAAATATTAGAGAATGAGTTAGAAAAGTTAGCTCATCAATTTACACTTGAGTCTTTATCAATCTTACAAACTTATTTGCCGTCTATCATTGATGGTATAATGGCAGATTTGAGAATGAAAGCAGATAAAGAATATAAGTGTGCTTTACTGAAAGGTACAAAAATAGAAGATGATTGTAAATAATTATTTTTTTGGTATTATACCTTTCGAAGTAGGTATTATAGTATTAGCAGGTATAGTAATGTGTATTGTATCTGTAATTAATAATATTAGGGAGAAAAACAAGCTATGCAAAAATTGTCAAAAAGAAATACAAATCAAGTGATAAAAAAGACCCTAAAGAGAGAACTGTCTAGCCGTAGAAAATATAGAACTACATATAAAGACATCAAAAAGTATTTTAAAATTATTAATAAAGCTGTATTTAAAAATAAGTTATCAGCTTTCAGTGAAATACTAATTAAAAAGATTTACAGAGATAGAGAAAAGCATATTGGCTGTTTAGGTCAAGTTATTTGCTGGGAGTGGAAAAGAAAAGGTACAAAACAATATTGGTTGGAAATGTTACCTATCTATTATAACAAACAAGAATTTGTGGACACACTTGGACACGAAATGGTGCACCTATACCAAATGGCCAACTTAGGTGATACCGGTAATCACAACAAACTGTTTTACAGTTTTAGGCCGAAACTAAACCGAATAGGGCTTGACCTATAATGAGAAAGATATATTATGAAAAAAGAAAAGAAACTAAAGAAGTTTAAAGATCCGTTCCTTAAACCTGTAATCCTAGATAGTATTGAGAAAGTAAATGAAGTATTATGGTTAAAAAAATCTGGCACAAAAGAAATCTATTATGAGGGTAACTTTCAGGAAGATGTATTGAATAATTTTTCACAAAGACAATCAACTAAAATTTTCAAAAAGATGAGTGAGTTTAGAAACCACAGTTGTTTAACTTTCTTTCAAAGGAAAGTAAAGGCAGTTAAAAATCCTGAGGCGTTAGAAATGGACGAGAACAAAGAACCAACATACTTTTACGAGTATATAGTGAGCAAACAATAATGAAAACTTTAAGAACTACATTTAGAACATTTGCATTTTGTCTTGTTGTAGCCTTTTTTTCACTAACATGGTATGGTTATAACGTGAATGGCGAAGCAAGAGTTGAAGCTCTTACTCCTAAACTACCTGATTTTGAACATGAAAACCAACAACAGTTTTTAGAAAATGTCATTGCATGTACAGAATACATCTATTACACCACAACAGATATTTACGAGGTAAATTTAGAACTATTACTTGCTCAGGCTGCCTTAGAATCAGGTTGGGGGACTAGTAGATTTGCTAAAGAGGGTAAGAATTTATTTGGTATTAGAACTTATGATCTAAGAAAACCACACATGTTACCTTGGAAAGATAAACCTAAAAAATGGGGTGTAGAAGTATTCCAACATGAATGTGATAGTGTTTTGCGATATATAAATGTACTAAATAATGGATCGGCATTTAAAAAGTATAGAGAACTTAGAGATAGTGGTGTTAACGACCCTTTCTTATTAGTTGAAACTTTGAGTGCTTATGCTTCAGATGAAAAATATTTCCCTAAAGTGAAAAACATTATCAAAAAAATCAGAAGCGAATATAATATAAACTAGGAGTATAATGTTTTTAACTATTTTAACTTTTTTATCAGCTATCAGTATATCTGTAATTGCAGCTGGCTATTCTATTATTGGACTAGCAACTTTATTCGCAGGTGCAGTATTACCTATTATTGCTATGGGTAGTGCTTTAGAAGTTGGTAAACTTGTAGCCGCCAGTTGGTTATACAATAACTGGAACGCTGATGTACCACGCTTACTAAAAGGGTATCTATTTGGTGCCATAATAGTATTAATATTCATAACCTCAATGGGTATCTTTGGTTTCTTATCAAAGGCACACCTTGACCAAGTCAAACCTACTTCAGGTAATAACATTAAAATAGAACTTATAGATAATCAGATTGTACAACAACAAAAAATTATCGATAGAGCACAAAAGACCTTAGATCAATTAGATAAGGCATTAGAAGTTTATATAGAAAAAGAATTTGTAACTAGAGGTTTAAAAGAACGAAAGAAACAAGAAGACGAAAGAAACGCCTTAAATACAGCAATCAATAATGCTAGTGATAAGATTGCAGAATTAACAAACAATAAAGCGAGTCTATCATTAGAACAAGATAAGATAGAGGCCGAAGTAGGACCAATCAAATATGTTGCAGAGTTAATCTATGGTGAGAACGCCGAAGATAATTTTGATAAGGCTGTTCGTATTGTCATATTGATATTAATATTTGTATTTGACCCTCTAGCTGTACTTTTATTGATAGCTGCTAACATATCATTAAGACAATGGAGAATGGCTAGAAAATCTGATAAGTTGCAAAAAGAAATAAACCTTACAGATAAATTAAATAGACAACAAAAGAGATTAAAAAAACTAGGTAAGAAACAAAGAGATTATAAAAAAATGGTGGCTACAATGGGTGACTTTAAAGATATGTCACCAGATGAAATTAAATTGAAATTAGATCAAATATATGATTGGAACGATAAGAGTTAGTATTCTATTATTGCTGTTGATTCTGTTACCTGGTTGCTTTGGTGCTACATTATTCAGTATAGGACCAATACCTGTTAAACCAGGCGATATTGTGTCAAAACCTATAACAAAATCAATACTAAATGATAGTAAAATAAAGCTTGACAAAAAGTAAAAATGATGATAGTATGGAGATATTATGATATATGATGTAAAAGCAGCAATGCCTATTGAGATTAAAAGATTACACCTTTTAGCTGAAGCGTGTAAGAATGCTACGAGTGATGAATTTAAATCATTGTGGTATAATAAAATGATAGAATTAGCAGACAAGTACAATTTAAAAGATTATGTTGCTAGAAAGTTATTACACTAATGAACATTTTTTATGTACATAAAGATCCTATCATATCAGCTAAAATGTTGATAGATAAACATGTTGTAAAAATGATTGTTGAATCAGCACAGATGTTATCCACAGCACACAGGTTATTAGATGGTAAAGAATACTATGGTAAAACTAAAACTGGCCGTAATATTAAAAGATGGACACACCCTAATCCTAATTTAGATAAAATTTTATATTTAGCAGGTCATGTTAAACACCCTAGTACGTTATGGATTATGGAAAATGTTTTTCATTACAGTTGGCTATATAACCACATGATTGCTTTGAATGAAGAATTTAAATTGCGTTATGGTCATACAAAAGACCACATGACAATACAGAAATTAGGTGAAATATTAAAACACCCACCTACAAACATACCAGTAAATAAAATTGGTAGAGATCCAACACCAGCAATGCCAGACGAATGTAAGATACCTGGTGACGTTATTGGTTCTTACAGAAAATATTATATAGAAAAGAAACAATCATTTGCTAGTTGGAAAGCACCAGCTAAACCACCTAAGTGGTATACAGAGGGTATCAATGCCAGGTAAATGGGACGGTAGAAGTAGGCCTAGTAATAAAGCTTACGAAGAAAATTTTGATAGGATATTTAAAACTAATCCTGTAGCTAAAGAGGTGAGAACTCCTAAGTTTAAACCAAAGGTAGTTAAACCAAAAAAAGGCAAAGGTAGTTATAAAAGAAAAAATAAGAAAAAAGAGCCTGAAGATGGTTGGTCAGGTATAGTATGATAATTAAAAATTTTAAGAGTGATGAACCACAAACACCATTTGCACCTAAGTGGAATTATTTTATTGCAGAGAGCCATGTTGGTATAGTAGATATTCAATATTGGACTCATGTAAGAGAATTAATTTTAGAAAAAGAAAAACAAATTATAAACAATACACAACCTGTATAAC